CCATTCCAAAACTCGCTGGTTACGGCGGCGTTAGGAATTTACAACGCAGTATAGAGCGTTCAGAGACTGTGGCTGCGAACCGCGAGGCCGTAGCACACAGTTTAATCTGTATTGCAAACACAACACCCATGGATGTAATGAGTTGGGATAAGTCTGGCGTTGAAATTAAAGATTCTAAAGACATACCCGCTCATGCAGCCCAAGCCATTAAACGCGTTAAATTCAATGATCAAGGCCAAGTCACCGACATTGAGTTTCATGATAAACCCCAGATATTAAGATTATTAGCTAAAGCATCAGGCTTATTGGATAATCCCGAACAATCTGACAAACCATCTGTGATTGGCATTAATGTCAAAGCACCCGAGATTATTGACAATGACGAATGACAACGTAAATAAACCAAAGCATTATACACAAGGCAAAGTTGAATGTATTGATGCAATCGAATCTGCCACGGGCGGATTGATGGGTATTATGGCTGTTTGCGTTGGTAATATTATCAAATATGTTTGGCGATTCGCGCTAAAAAATGGATGTGAAGATTTAGATAAAGCGGATTATTATTTACAAAAACTACGTAAAAAAGTGAGGGAACGAGATGGACTTAAAAGCACAGATCGAACAGTTACGTGAGGAGTTTGAAATGGCACGCTTAAATAATTCGAGGGTGATGGAAATTATTGACGCATTGCAAAGAGAAAACATGGAACTCAAACGTATGATGGAGATGAAGTTTAAAGACATAGACGATGAGCAATAAAAAAGATCGCAGTCAAAAAGAATTACACGGCCCAGGCATTGATCTGGATTTTTCGACAAGCCCCGTTATTTATAAATTTTTAACGAGTGATGCGTTTGTCAGAGGTCTGCTTGGCCCTGTGGGGAGCGGTAAGTCTTACGCGTGCGCAGCTGAAATTATGATGCGTGCGGTAAGACAAAAGCCGTCGCCTCAAGATGGCATACGTTATTCACGTTGGGTCATTGTGCGTAACTCTTATCCAGAACTTAAAACAACTACAATTAAAACTTGGCAAGAATTATTCCCAGAGAATACATTTGGGCCAATGTTATGGACACCTCCAATCACCCACCACATACGCCTTCCCTCCCGTGGCAATGCGGCTGGGATTGATTGCGAGGTGATCTTTTTAGCCCTAGATCAACCAAAAGATGTTAGAAAGTTATTATCTTTAGAACTTACAGGAGCATGGGTTAATGAAGCCAGGGAATTGCCTAAAGCTGTTGTTGATGGTCTTACTCATCGTGTCGGTCGTTATCCAACTAAAAAAGATGGAGGCCCTACTTGGCACGGAGTATGGATGGACACGAACCCCATGGACGATGACCATTGGTGGTTCAGACTAAGTCAAAAAGAACCGATACGTGGTAAATTTGCATGGGATTTTTTTCAACAACCAGGCGGTGTCTTAGAAGTATCCGTCGATAATTTGCCAGAGAATCCAGAGGCTAATGATCATATGTTTGCATCAGGTCGCTGGTGGAAAATTAATGAATCTGCTGAAAATATTAGAAATTTACCCGCTGGCTACTACCAGCAAATGTTGGGCGGTAAAAACTTAGATTGGATTCGCTGTTATGCTGAAGGTAAATTTACGTATGTGCAAGAAGGCAAACCTGTTTGGCCCGAATATGATGATCATTTAATGAGCTCCCCCGAAGTTGAATACGATCCAACTGTGCCAATCCAGATTGGACTTGACTTTGGTTTAACGCCCGCGGCTGCCATAGGGCAAAGACTAGGTAATGGTCGATGGATTGTATTACACGAAATTGTTAGTGAAGATATGGGCTTAGAAAAGTTTGCGCAACAAATGTTGGCAGAGCTTAATGCCAGATTTCCTAAAGCACAACTCATGGTCTGGGGCGATCCAGCTGGAACACAACGTGATCAAGTGTATATGAAAACAGCGTTTGATCATTTACAAACGTTAGGACTGCGCGCACAACCCGCAGCCTCTAATAATTTTCAAACTAGGCGCGAAGGTGCAGCCGCACCGATGCAAAGATTAATTGCTGGAAAACCAGGACTGATTGTTCATACATCATGTAAAATGTTACGTAAGTCATTAAGTGGCGGGTATCATTTTAAACGTATTAGTATGGGTTCTGGGCAAGAACGATTTAGAGACACCCCTAATAAAAATGAGTTCTCACACATTGGTGACGCATTTGGCTATCTGATGTTAGGTGGTGGCGAACATAAACGCATGACTCGTTCTGCATTATCCATGCCAACTACCATAGGACAAACACTTGTCAACTCAGACTTCGATGTATTTGCTTGAACAACATATCATTGATAGCTATATGCCAAAAATGCCTAAATGGGGCTTTACTAACTTTCATCCGTCGCACTTAGACGGATATAAAGGGCTAGATGATTATGAACTTTCGGAAATGTCGATTAATGATCGAAAACAGTTTTTTATTAATCAGTCTGAACATGGGCCTACTATTAGTGCAAGCTATGATAATCACATTGTCGCTATTTATGGTGGCGTTATACTTTGGCGAGGAGTTGCTGAAGCGTGGTCTTTATTTGATTCAGAAGTAAGAATACATAAGCTAGGCATGTGCAAAGCAGCTTTAGCATTTTTTGATATGCTTTTGATAGCTTTTGACTTGCACCGAGTGCAAATAACTGTTAAAAAAGATAATGAGCGTGATGTTGCATGGGCAACGTATATGGGGTTTGAACCCGAAGGTTTAATGACAGCATATAGCGCAGACAAAGAAGATTATTATATGATGAGGATTCTACGATGAAATTTGTTGGAAGTTTATTAGGTATAAAAGCCCCAGACACATCCGCACAAGAGCGTCAAATTGAAGAGCAACGCAAACAAATAGAAGAAGATCGAGCCATTGCACAAGCTGAAACACGTGATGAAGCTGAAAAACGCGCAGCAAGATTAGCTGCCCGCATGAAAGGTGGTAAGCGTATGTTATTAGCAGAACGTGATGATGCAGAAGAAGGAATTAAATCAACAACATTAGGAGGAACACCTTAATGAGTAAAAAAGTTAAAAAAGTTATTAAAAAAGTAGGAGCATCATTAGGCGTTATTAAGCCTGTTCCAAAGCCAACACCAGCACCAGCAGCAGCAGCAGCAGCAGCAGAGCCTGCGGTAAAAATGGCAGCTACATCAAGTCAAGAAAAAAAAGATATTTATGATTCAGCAACTCGGCGTGTTCGTCGTGGTCGTGCTATGGGTTATCGCAGATTAATGACAGATCGAAGTACCTTAGGGGGCGAAGGCTCTAAATTGGGTTAATGAGGATGGTCGATTGGCATGAAATATATTTTGGCCCTGTTAATCTTTATACTGTTCATAGGACTCAATATGGCACAAGAACCTAAAAAAATTCCAGATACTATTAAAGGTATGGCGGAAGTTTATAAATTTGTAGAAAAGAATTTAGGCTTAAATAAAGAGCAATGGGATATGTATCGCAATTCGATTGCTTTTAAAGAAAGCCAAGGCAATGTATGGGAAACAGAATATAAAGATTATGCTTACACTTATAATGAAATTGGTGGTTCTAAAAATCATTATGATGGTCGTTATCAAATGGGAAAAGCTGCAAAATTAGATGGCGCAAGACTTTTCAAATTAAAAGATGTTGGTCATACAGATGCAGATCGTCTAGCTTTTAGAAATGATCCATTACTTCAAGAAAAATTATTTGCGGGTTATACCGTAGCTAATCATGGGTATATAAGTAAAGATGACAGTAAATATAAATATACTGCTGACTTTTATAATGCTTTGCCAGGCATGAGACAAAAGTTAGGATTTTTAGCGTATGCACATAATCAAGGTCAAGGGCCAGCTAAAAACTGGATAATGCGCGGAACTGAATCAAGAGACGGTTTTGGCACAGACGGCAAAGTTTATTACAATAATTGGAAAGCCCATAACGCACAGCATGGTGCTGGTTTATGGAAAACTAAATCAACATCACAAAATGATATGTTTATGGATAAAAATAATTTATGGAAAGGTTATAAACCCATAGATGTAGATAAAGGAGAAACTAAAGTTATTTTAAGAAA